GAGCTGGTCCTAAAGACTTCATCATGTATCAAGATGGATCAGTTGATGCCTTCGGTATCAGCAGATACTTCAACTCAAATGGTGGTCGCCGCTGGACTTATCTTGCTGCATCTACAACTGGTTTCGGACAAGTTGTTGCTAACCCACTACAACCTAACGGTAACTATCTCGTCAACCCATCTGCTAGCGGTAACATGGTTGTCTATCTACCATCCGAAACTGCTCAAACAGGTGATATGATTAGGTTTATAGATATTAGTGGTAATCTATCCTATAATGCAAACTTAATCATTCGTGCCCTGCCAATTGGAACAACTGCTGTTCCTATCCAAGGAGACAGCACTGGAACTAAGGCACAAGCAGGTTCTGCGGAACCATCTGCACTCGCATGGGATAGTGGTGAACTTATCGTCCAAACACGAAATGCATCCTTCGGTCTAGTTTATGTTGGAGTGAGTGATGCTCAGGGTGATCCAAATGCATCCGAAATTCCAACAGACCTACGCGGTTGGTGGTTAGTCGAACTCTAAGAGGAACATGGCAGTAAGATACGGTATCGTCAAGTTCATGAAAAGTGCCAGAATTGGCACTATCATGCCTTGGTCTGGGGATGGTAACACAGGTTTCGCCTTGTCTAACATCCCCCAAGGTTGGATTGTTTGCGATGGAAAGTTACAGGATGCTGCAAGGTATCCTTTGTTGGCAGCACAAATTGGCGACACTTATGGTGCTGATGCAGCATATGGTGGAACTTTTCCAGAATATACTGGAAAATTTCGTGTGCCAAATATGACACTGCAAATGCCTATTGACTTAGAACCAACGCATCTTGCACAGACAGCATATCAATATGGTCAAGTTGATGCATATGATGTGTTGGTAACTAATTCTTATACTGGCGATGCACTAGTTGGTGGATTTGGTAGCATTAGTTTGAATGCACCTATTCCTATCACTATCAATGCCAACACTGATATTGATTTTACTGTGGATGCATCCATCTCAATGAGTGGAAAGTTCACAAATATTTCAATTGCTCCACCAGACTTTAGTGCTACTGTTTATACTATTAACAGAAAATTAGGTATCAACCACACTCCTGGTCACTCACACCCAGGAACATATAGTAGAGCAACAGCACAATTTGCTGGACCACAACCATTTGAACCAACTGGTATTACAACTGGTGGTGGTATTTCTGGTAACTGTGTTACTGACTTTGGTTACTCTGAATGTCAGTTGACAGCGCCAGATACTGCACCATCTTGGCAGCAGGGTAGAAATACTATCACATATTATGGTGATGAGCAGCATGAATTTACACTACCACAGACAGATAAGTTTTATCTCTTTAGTGGAAGTGCATCTTGGGGACAAGTTCCTGCACAATCATGGCCACCTTCTGGACAACATCCATCGGGAATTCAAAAAGCAGATAATCTACAATATCAATTTAATGGTAGTGCATATACAGCAACCTTTGATGTTACCGATCCAGTAAAAACTCATGCTCAGGATGCGTGGACTGGTATCTTCCCTAAACCAATGGAAGTTGCTAATAGAAGAAATCACTTTGGACCTGTAGTTAACTATGATCCAGATACATCTGCACCATGGAGTGTTGCTGGAGTTACAATTGAACCAACTGCTAGTTCTATTGATTTGCCTGCAGGTGCCAACATTGGTAATGCATATGAATTAGATCAGGTTGTTCCTTTCATGTGGGTATATCTTGATAGTGTTCTTGCTCCTGGCACACAGATTGTAGCAATTAGTAGAGAAGGAACTTCGGATGCTAACTATGTTTACACTCTAGAACTATCGCAACCAACAATTAACTCTGCTCAACTTACAAATCAAACATTAGAATTTAGACACGGAACATATCCAACAACAACTAATAATATTACTTCACAGTTAGATCCAAATAGTTCTTCTTTCTTAGGTCACAACCATGGCAGTTTTGAAATTATTCAGGGTCAAGGATCTCTTGCTGCTCCAACTGTCTTTGCAATTAACGACATTAGTTTAGGCACAGTTGCTCCCGAAAATATCAATGACGCCCTAAATATTATTGCTGAGGTATCAATGCCAGCACTAGTTGTTACGTTCCTAATCAAAGCATTCTGATGGCATCACATTACTCAAAAGAAAGAGCAAAATACGGATCTGGAACAGGTAGTATTATTGTTTGGCCAGTAGAATTGGCAAACACAGATCCAAATAGTGAGGATAATATCAGCGTTCTACCTGCTGGTTATCTAAAATGTGATGGAACTATCTATAAAGCAGATGATTATCCACAATTAGCAGAAATTTTGGGTGTAGGATCTGCATCCAAATTTATTCGATATGACATTAATAATGATGCACTTGATATTCTCAATGATGATGAATTTATTGTTCCAGATTTAGGTTCCAAGTATCCAAAACCAACGACTGGTGCTGCTGCTGGTTCTTATCTTAACATTGTTACTGAAGATCAAAATGGTAATGAGAAAAGAAGATCTGGTATGGGCATCACTGCTACACCAACAGCTGGTGTAACTACAGGAAATACAACAGTTATTCAGTTAAGTTATGTTGGAACTTTTGCTGTTCCTTCGCATGAAATTCCACTGAAAGGAAAACCATCCTGGTCAAAAGGAACAAACAATAGTGGTTTTACTGATCAAGAAGCAGTTGACAGTTTAGCATTGCATTCGCACATGCACTTCTCAACCACAAATAGATTGAGAATTAAAACTACTAACGAAGATAATGAACCAAGATCTCAGGGTATTGGATCTTATTTTACTGCAACAACTATTCCAATTCAAGATTGGTTAGATAACACTCAATATCCTAATGGTGGCAGTAGCGAAGGTGCGGGCACAAACCAACCACCATGCTGGGCGATTGCATCTGGTCAAACTTCTAGATCTCAACCAGTTGAAACTAACACAGGTTTTGAGGTTGTTTACTCTAACTATTGCTATGACTTGGCAGGATCTGCTGGTCTAAACTCATTAAGATACCAATGTTTGCTTACAAGTTCTACTAATTTTAGTTTGGAAGATGTTGACTTCGCTGCACCACCAAACTTTGTTAGCTTCGGTCTCGGACTTGGAAGTTGTAATCAGTTAGATCAAGGCAGTTATAATGATACTGGAAATGTTCCTGCTACCTATGTAACTGGTGCAACTGGTGTTCCTAATGACTGGAAAGGAACAAGTTTGTCTGATGTTGTTCCATTAAATAGTAATACACAGTCGAAGACCCAACAATCATATCCCCAAGTCAATAATGTTTTCACTGAGATTGAAGAACTAGTGCAAAATGATGGTGACCCTACCATTCACTCACATAAAATTCTTCTTACTCAGGAAACACATACATATAAAATTAAAACGAATGGTTTCCTGTTGTCCCCTGACAATCTACAAACGACGTTGACACTGCAAACTGATCAAGTTGCTTCTCTTGATCAAATTACCAGTCCTTATATCATCATGGAATATCTAATTAAGTATTAAAGACGATGGTTGCAACAAATCCAAAGTATAGAAATAGAAGAGAACTCTATTACACAGATAAGTTTCCTGATAGTCAAGGAATTGGCACTATCATTCAGGTATTAAAGTCTGTTGAAGGATCGTTCGATCATGAATATGTTCCTGCAATTGTTCCAAGTTTAGAAGGTGGAACAACTGCTTATACTGAAATTTCTGGTGACGCTGAACCAGAGAATAATCCAGAATATCAATATCCTGGTTATATCTATTGTGATGGATCGGAATATTATATTCACGATTATCCAGCACTCTTTGAAGCGATTGGAAATGATTATGGTGGCACTGCAAGTGATGGCATTGATATTACAGATGGTGGCGCTGGTTGGGGTGGAACTGTAACTGTAACTATTGATGCACCACCTAGCGGTGCTAACCAAGTATTTGCTGGTATTACTCCTGTTCAAGCAACAGCAGAGGCAACTGTAGTCAATGGTGTTATTACTGGTGTTGAAGTATTAAATCCTGGTAAAGGATACGATCCAGAAAATCCACCTACTGTAACATTCTCCTCAACAAATGGTGGCACCACACCCACATATAATATTAGAATTAGTTCTGATGTTGGTCAAATTCAAAATATCACTAAAAGTAATGTTTGGGATTATTGGCCAGATACAAACATGGGAACTTTTAGAGTTCCTGATTTAATTGCAAAAAGAATTGTTGGTAATGGTCCTGTTTATGGATCAAATACACCAAACGTTGGTAACTCTGAACTAGGAGTTGGTATCAATACCATTGATGGTAATTGGTATATGGATAAGAATACTCAGAAAAATCAATTTTCTCTGGGTAACATTACAACTACAGGATATACAAATGTTGTTGAAACTGTAGAAGCGTCAATTATTGGAGAACAGGTTGTTAGTGTAGAATTGCAGGAAAAGAAAATTGCTGGTGCTCCACAGCACTCACACTTCCTGTTGCACTCTGAAGCACCACAAGATACACCATCTCCACAGGCAGTATCTGGTGACAGATATACAGTATCTTACAAAGCATCTACTGGTAAAGTTAATAGTTTCTTACCACCAGGCGGTATTGCATATAACCATACTCACGTTCTATCTAAAGCACCTATTCTAGATGGTAGTGTCGGCACATATGACATCTACAATTGGAGTGGTGGTGATCAAAACTCTGGATCTATTAAAGAAGAAGGTTACTACTATGCTTCTGGTGGTGCAGGTGCTGGTTCATATGTTGAACAAACTGATTATGGAACACCAACCAACAAAAAGTTTAGTAGTGTAAGTTTGGTTGGCGGCAGGACTATTACTACTGATGGTGTTCCCGTTTATGCCACTACAGATGTAACATATAGTAGTGCTGGAAATTATACAGCATCTGTTCCTGCTGATATTGATCAAGCAACAGTTACATTAGTTGGTGCTGGTGGTTCTGGTGCATCATATTCCACTGCTGGAAATAGTGGTGGTGGATCATCTTTTGCTATTGGTAATGGCACTCCACTCACAATGACTGCTGGTGGTGGTTCTGGTGGTGGTGCTGCTAGCACAAACTCTGGTGGAAATGGTGGTGGTGCTGGAACACAATCGATCACAGGCACATTCTCTGGTGATGTAGTTACTACACAAAATGGAACTGGAAGTGGTGGTGATGGTGGAGATGGTGGCGATGGACCATACTGGAATGTTAATCTAGAAGACACTAGTGTCGTTCCTGCTAATGCAGAAGGAACTGCTGGACAAAATGTTACTGGAGTAAATGGAACTAAAGGAAGATCTAGACCAGTAACACAAACTACTGATGTTGTGTATAATTTTACATATGCTGGTGGATCTGATCAATCATTTACTGCAAATCCAACTAGTAGCAATTATGGTATCATTTCGCTTACATTTGAGTTAGCAGGTGGTGGTGGTAGAGACTGTGGTAACTTTGGAGGCAATGGTTGTGGCGCTGCTGGTGAAGGTGGTCGTGGTAGATATTTTAAAGCAAACTACGGCAATCCTACATCGGGCACAGTATTTAAAATTCAACCAGGACAATCTGGTAGAGCATATAATGGTCAAGCAAATGCCACGCACTCTGGTAAAGGTGGAAGAGCAGGTGATGGGTATGGTAGTAATGATGGTGGTGGCGGAGGTGCTGCTACCCTAGTTAGATTGCAGTCTGGTAATGTTATTATCGCTGGCGCTGGTGGCGGTGGTGGTGGAGGTGGATTTGGTGAGGGATCTTGTGGTCAGAATGGTAGAAACAACCCCAACCCAGGTGATACTGTAATCGAAACTACGCAAACTCTATTTACTGGTGGCGGTGCTACTGGTGGTGGTTATGGTTGCACAGGCGGCGGCGGAGGCGGCGGAGGCGGCGGATGTGGTCGTGCTGGCGATAATGCTGGTGGTTCTGCTGGTTCTGGTGGTGGTGGATCAGGTGGTCACGAAGAAGGATATGGTGGTTTCCGTGGTGTTTCTGCTGTAAGATCTGATTATTTCTCTAGTGTTGTTTCACAAGGAAATACTAACACTGGTGATGGATATGTCACCGTTACGCTTAAAGAAGATAGAGGTTATTGGACTTCTGGTGGAGGTGGCGGAGGATCAGGTGGTCTTTTAGTATCACAAATTCCTGCAACTGCATTTGAGGGACAATCTTCGGTTTCTATTACTGTTGGTGAAGGTGGTGCTGGTGTCAGTAATGGAGGCACTAGTTCTTCTTCTGGTTCTGATGGTTATGCGAAGATTAGTTGGCAAGTCATTACTGGTTATGAAGGTGGAACAGAGAGTATTTCCATTGGTGATGTATTCATTGCTGGATCTGGTGACCAAGATAATGGCGTGAACTTCTATTCATCTGGTGTTGGAACTAACTCAACTAATGGTTTCAAACTACCAACAACACAAGTTCCAACAATTGTATTTGAAGGTGGTGGCGGTGGATCTGGTGCTGCTGCAACAGTTCAGGTTTCTGGAAATAAAATTTCTAGCATTACTCTAACAAATTCTGGTAGTGGATACACGGAAGCACCACGAGTTCGTATCTTAAATGGCGTTGGTGTCAATAACTATGCTACCGTTGGATTTAGTGAAGTTACTGGTGAGTTGGAAGGATTAACTCTTGTTAGCAGCGATGAACCAACAACATATTTGAAATTTGGTGGCACCCAATCAACCAGATTTGTTACTTTAGATACTGTTGATGCTTCTGATATTAAGAGACTTACAGTTAAAGCAGCGAGAGGTAATGATAAGAACGGTGGAGAAACTCCAGAAAATGGTGGTGACGAACTTTTCTTATATTACAATACTGATGAAAGTTTAAATTTCCCAAGTTCTGGATTTATTGGTGAACTTGTTCCACTCCCATCTACAGCAGAAATCAACTCTGATTATGATGGAACAGGAACTGGAGGTAACCCAACAAATTGGTATACTTACAGCATCGATCTTCCAGAAGCTGCTAAAACTGAAACAACCAGATTTTCTATCAGACAAACCAGAGCACAAGGAACAGATCAGAGCACAAACTCTGACCACTATGGTATTCTTGAAATTACATATGAAAATGATCAAACAACCGAACTAGTATTTGTTGCTTCTGAAGGTAAAATGCCAACCTCTGGAGATAAGCAAACATATTCTGTTGGTGGCGCAGCAGGATCTACATATACATCTGGTATTTTTGCTAATGATTTGAC